GTTTTCGTCAAGCCAAGATAAAACTGATTCAACAGTAGAAGGACCTATACCTTTTATTTCTGTGGTTTCAATGTCTCTTAGATTTCTAAAAGCTGGAATCTTACTGACTATAAGTTTAGCCGCTCGTCTACCAACCCCAGAGATACCAAGGGAAGCAAGAACAATATCATAAGGTTTAGTTTTAGTTCTTTCTATCTCAGCTTCGACCTTAGAGCCGTTTGCTCCAAGTTTATCCCAGTTTTGATCTTCAAAAAGATCTACCGGATGTGTAAGTCCCATCTTTTTAACAGATGCAGGACCTAATCCTTTTATATCAAGAGTTTTGATAAAGTGCTCTAAAACTTTTGATGTATTTATATTATTCTTATCAGCAACCATTAGTCTAGGACCATCTCTTTTTATTTGCATACCAATGGTCTGTTCAGCATGATATTTATTAACTTTAATTCCGTGCTCAGAGTGTTGTACTACTCCAATGAATTTAGGTATCACACCCCCAGCACGTTCAATCTGAATTGTATCACCTAATCCAAGATTATGTTCTTCAATAATGCCTATATTATGAAGTGTTACACGAGATATGGTTGCATCGTCTAAAACAACAGGGTCTACAACACCTGTTGGGTTAACAGTTCCTGTACGACCTACTACCCATAATACATCCTGCAAGGTTGTTATTGCTATCTCAGTCATTCGTTGTTTTAGAGCTACTGCAAACCTTGGGTACTTAGATGTATATCCTAACTGCTGTGATTTAGCATAAGAGTTACAACGATACACTATCCCGTCTTTTGGGTAATTCCAAGCTTGATCTTCTAGTACGGTAAAAAATCCTGCGTTTTTTAGTACTCTCATTCTTGGTTCATAATCCATTGAAACGCCTAACCAATCATGAGCAATAAATTTTATATTACGTTGAGCAAACTCTGATGGGCTATCTAGACCCAGAGCTCCAGATACATAGTTTCTAAAGTTTTCAACATTATTATCTGTTACACACTCACCATTGACTACTACTTCATCATAATCAAGATCAATCCTAGTTGGCGCACATTTTAACATTCCTATAAGATGTGTAACATCTGTTCCTTGTTCACCGTTACCACGAGTTAATCCCATCTTTAACTTACCTCTACGATAAATAAGAGTTAGGTTAGTACCATCAATTTTAGGGAGTTTGACATTCATCCAAGATTCTAATTCTTCTTCTCCTTCATATATCTTACGGAGAGAGTATAGTTTATATGGATGAGTAACTTTGCCTGCAGCACCGCCTACATGTTTAGTAGGAGAGTCATGATCTCGCCAGCCCTGGGCTTTTTCCATATTCTCAAGTTTATCATATAACTGATCATACTCTGCATCTGTGATTATTGACGCAGAGTTATCATAATAAGCTTGATTGTGCTTTTGGATAAGTTGTTTGAGTTCTTTGTAATTCATATAAAGATAATATCGGAAAATTAAGCATTAAGAAAGGTTAAATTTATTTATTACATTCTAAGTCGTGTACATAAAGTTGAAGTAACGCATAATGAAGAACTTTCAGTATATCTTTACGAGCGTCGTCTTGTGTACCCTTTTTACCGTATCTTTGTGCGTATTTTAACACATTACCAATACAGAATCCAGTTCCATGCCCGCCATCCATAATAAACTCTGTAGCTTGAAATTTATCACGAGAATAGTGCTGACTATAAGTAGCGTCAATATAAGCTTTAAATTCTTTGATTAAAGCATCTTCATTATATTTATAGTTTGGTGTTTCAGTTACTTTACTTTCAAGGTCACCTGGATCTTCTACAAAGCTACTGATCCACTCTTTAACTTTACTACGTTCTGTGCTGCCAAAATTGCGTTCATACACAGTTTTACCGTTATCAGGAGACTCAAATATTTTGTTACCTTGCTCTTCCCTGAGTCGGCGTTTCATATATTCTTCATGGCTTTCGTGCATTATGTATCACCTATTTTGAATGAGGAGGCATCCTAGTTTCTACAAACCAGACGTGTTGTCTTAAACCAGGATGGTATCTACGAATACGTAGCTTTTTACCATCTCTAAGCTGGCTTAAAGTTTTTGCATGAATAAAGTGATATGATGCACTATTACGACTTTCACCTTCTGGCACCATATGCACTTTATTTAGTTTATTTTTCTTTTTCGAAGCCATCATTCAACCTTATTTTTGATTGCAGTTAAAAGTTTAGACAGATTTTCTTTTTTGTTAAGATTAACTCCGTCAACGTCGATTTCTAGTATCTCTTCTAATTCACGAAGCATAACCTTAACTGTAAGTGATTTATCTTCATCTTCAATAGTAGGTTTTTCGTAAATTTTAAGTTGAACTAACTTACTTATAACACTTCTATAACCTTTTGAGAAGTGATTTGCTAATTCATGAACGTCTTTTTGACCTTTTTGATTATATAGTTTAATTAATTCTGCTTCTTGTTCATCATTCCAAGCTTTTACACTCATTTTTGCTCCAATTCTAGCTCAAGTTGTGTATTCCATATATATCTTTGAGCTACCGCATCACTTGCGTCTTCTAATAAGGGGACAAGAGAACTTACTTCATCTGCAGGAATTGAGAATCCTGATTTGGTTGGATACCACTGTCCTGTATCTCCGTCCATTGAGTATTCTCTAATGTGTAGATAGAGTTTATCTCTAAATTCGTTTATTGTTACTTTTACAGCGTTTCCATTAGGTTTGTGAAAAGCAGTTCCGAAGTCAATATTCATAAAATTACCGTTTGTTCTGTGTTGATAAAGTCTTTTAACCAAGGGGAAACAGGATATGCTTTAAATATTTGTACTAATGAATATCTAGTCTCTGTTTCTGATTGATTTATCATCCCATGCCCTACTAAATCTGGATCAAATAATACTGTTTCGCCTTTTTTAAGACTAAACTGCTCAATAGAACCTTCATAATTAAACTGATAAATAAAATCGTTACTTTCAGTTAACGCTGTGACTGCTCTAAGCCTAAAATCTTCGTTGCTTTTCGCATTGATATTGTTATCATCTGTATGAATAGGAATACTTTGTCCTGGTTCTTGCTTATGTATTCTGATTCGTGTAGTTTCAAATTCAAAGTAGTCTATTAAAGAACTACATAATTTATAGTATTTTGTATATTTAAAGTCTTCAGGGTTTTCGACAGGTTTATTTCTATAAAAACTATGAATACCGCCATCATTACTTTTAATTGATACTGCATTTACATTACCTGCTAAATCTTGATCATCATGCCCTTTAAAAGTCATTTGACTTATCCAAGAGGTGTCTACTTCAATCTTAGTTTTTGCTATTATAAGCACTCATATAATCCTTTAATTTATCACCCTCTATTGGTCTATCTAAATAATCTTTACCTAAGATCCAGATATTGGGATTTTTATCATTAATTTGCTTAAGCCAAGACTCATAACATGATTTAACCCCTGATACTCCTCTTAAATACTGAGCGCCTACTGTGTGAAAAGCATTACTCCACCAAATAACAGAATTTTCTTCAGGAGTAATTAAAGAAGTAAGTTTTTCTGGATGTACACATATATCACAATGAACATATTTATGAGGTAACTGCCTATACCTATCCCAATGTTCTTTAATTGCTTTTTCTGATCCCCACCACTTCAACTCCCGTTCCCATAATTCTTGTCGAGAAAGGTGTTGTGTCTCGTTTCCCCCAGTTTCGTCAATTCTGTATTTTCTTTGTGCGTAGTCTAAGAATCTTGGGTAATCTTCACCGTCCCACTCTTTGATAAGTAATTTTTTGAAGGCTAATGAGGGTTTACTATAATCATAATAAATAATTTCACAATCATCTGTGAAATTATAATGGTTAAGTATCGTATTAGGTTTAAAACTAGCTGCTACTGCATATAATTTTTTAATAGGATTTTCCATATTTACGTATTTTAAATCAGAATAGTTTTCTGTATTCCAGAAGAAAACACAATTTTGCGCATAATTAGCAATATTAGTAATCCACGAAAGCTGATGTTCTAATTCTGCTGCACTAGTAGTTGGATATATAAACTGCTTGTGTTCCCTAATTTTTGGATGGAAATTAAAAACAGTGAGATCATTAGCTAGACTGGTATTTATAAAATTCCAACCATCTACTAGTGGAGTACACACAGTAAGTTCTTCTGTCGGTCTTAGGGATAACGGTGTATAATCATCATGAATATCTTTAGCATGTCTTTGTGCTTTGATCACTGTTTCTTCACCACTGTTTTTACTACCAAACACTGGTTTATCAAACTTTTCATAATATTTAAGATTTACTAACATACATTGTTTGTGTAATCCGTAGTAGCCCTCTTTGCCAGAAGGGTTATTAAGATTTTCCTTATTCTTATCCATTATATGACCTGTAATAAAAAAATCCTGTTTTTCAATCCATTTTTCTATAAAAGTAAAAAACTCTACATTCTTGATAATATGTCCTACTGATTGCACTATACAATAATCAACCCCCTGAGATAACGCTTCGTCTAGAACATCATTAATATCTTGTTTAACTATAATAGGTCCAAAATACTTGAATCTTGTGAAAAATTCAGTTATCTCTTTATTTTTTTCAGCTTGTGACAAGTTTTGAGACATGCGCGTATCATCATAAATGCCTACCACATAATTTTTATTTTTACCCATTAATCTTTTCATAACTTCTCACAACTAATTCTTCATATTCTTTTGTTTTAATACCATGCACAATAATATGGTATCTGTCTTCATCACTTTTATTTATATATGCATGTTCATTACCAACATTTAATAACATCGCTTTTCCCGGAGCAAAAGGTACAAAACCTTTATGACCAGTCATTTTCATTAAACAACCTTTTGGATGATTTAATGCCATGTTAATTGGTGATAACTTAGAGTCAAAGGTATCTACATGTGGAGTAATAAATCCTT